ATGAAAATCTGTGTTTGGATCCTCTTGATAAGATTCAACCACTTCTTCTGTCCCTTTCATTTTCAATTTCAAAGCATAATGAACAACGATTCTTGGCTCTTGTTGAGAATAATCGAAAGAACCCCACATATGTCCTTCTTCAGGGAGAAATAGTGCTCTCATATTTTTACCAATGAAACCTTTGGCAGGGATCTGTTGTAAATTTGGGTTGGACATTGAGAAGCGTCCAGTGACCGTTCCTCCTTTTTCCCCTCTGATTTGATTAATATCTGCGTGAATTCTCCCTTTATGAACAAATTTTAAGAGACCTTCGACAAAAGTACCTTCTGCTTTGTCAAACTCTCTAGCTTTGGCAATTAGTCTTATAAAATGATTTTTATGAGTTTTTAAATAATCTTTGGGTAGTTGAGGTAGTTTAGATTTCGGTGTAGTTTTATAATCTTCTATTTTTAATTTATCTAAAAGTTTTTTAATGGAGGATGCTGCCCAGATCTCAATTTTGATCCCTGTTCTTTTTTTGATGTGATTAACTATATTAATTTTTGTCTTCTTTAATCTTTCTCCTAATCTTTTAGCTGCTTCAACATCAATTCGAACTCCTTTAAATCTCATATCAACTAGGCAACGGAATAAACTTGTTTCTAAGTCAAAAATAGATCTTAGTGTCTTTACTTTTTCATCTCTTGTTCCAGCTTCAACCTTCTCTTCTCGATCTATTCTTTTTTCAAACAGTTTCCATAGCTTTAAAGTTAAATTAACATCCTGTTCTGCATACTCTTTTACCACGTGATAAGGGAGCTTATCCATATTAGTCATAGGGTCTTTGATATTTCCTTTAGACCATGTTAGAGTTTTTTCTTGAAGGTCCCATTTATATTTAAAGTCGTCTAAATAATCTTTACCTAAAGAGTCCAGTGAATATTTCATTCTATTCTCGTCAATCACTGAGGCAGCGACCATTGTATCGAGCAACGGTCCTTGGGGCATGAGCCCTGATTCTTTACGAATCCAACAAACATCATACATTGCATTGTGAAATACTTTTTTAATTTTTGTATTTTGAAATAATTTTTTGTTGAGATAGGACCATGCTTCTTTAGGTTCAATATTATCAGTGTGTGCGTGTTTGATAGGAAAATAAAGTGTTTGTTTGCCAGTGGCTATTGCAATACCACAAACAAAACCAGTACCTCGTATTGCTCCTGATCCTTTATCTTTTAAATCTGGATCAGAGGTTTCTAAGTCAACCGCAACGGTATCAATGCCATCTAAATCAAGATCGGTTAGTTGTGGACGTGAACACATTATTTGTAATCTCTTTCAATAATCATATCAATATAATGTTTTGCTTTTTCCAAATCTTGTACTTCTCCTTTAGCTGCATGTCTGCAAATATATTTAATAGCATTTCCTTCTGCAAAGAGCAATTTGTTCTCATTGATAAACTGACTCGGTTGGATTTTCATATCTTTGTAGTGAGTTCCTCCAATTTGTTTTTTGTATACGCTCATATTACTCCTCCTATAAATATTCTATTTGCAAAATAAAAAGTTAACATTAATAAAAAAAATAAATCATCTGTTGCAGCTCGAGGCATCATAAAATTTTTCTCCTATCGTTATCGTCAGGGTTTTCAATTTCATTCCAGTCGGGTCTTCCTCTTTTGTGAAAATGGTCTTCATCCATTGACCGTGGTCTTTTAATAGGAACATGACCGTAATTTCCTAATTCTTTCCCTGATTGAGTTTTTAAAACCCATGCATCATAAATACCTCGACTAAACATTGTGTATACTAATCTACGCTGTGCAAACCAAGGTTCTGGTCTGTATAAGGATAAATCTCCAATCACATTATCAAAAGTTGTTCCTTTGACCTTATGTATATTTCCATATTTAATTCTAATGTCCCCCTCAAAATCAAAACCTTTTCTCAAAACATTTTTTATATAAATCATTCGATCACTGTCACGTTCCTTTCTGAGAAGATCAAATTCTTTGGGTAGGTGAGGTTTAAAAAATTCATCTTTTACTAATTCATCATAAGTGTAATCTTTCTTGATCCAATCCGTAAAGTCTTCTTTCCCTGCGCCATGAATTAAAGCTTGACGTCCTAAATAGGAATGAAAGTCTTTTACCTGTTTTAAACTTTTAGATTCCCCGTCTATGAATTTAGGCCATTCAAAATGGCATCTTAATTCTTTTTTGGAGACGTGAGCGCTGTTATCTACATGGGTATACTCAAAACCATAGTGCTCTAGAAATTTAGTTACAAGTTTATGACTAGGAGTTCCTCTGAAAGAAAATATAAAACTCTGTTTAGTGTTTCTCATTTTATCTATAAGAATATCTAAATTTTTTGATGGTTTGAAATCTGTTAAATGGTATATGTTTCCTTCTATAGTATCTCCCTCTTTACACCCCTCTGGTATTTGGTGATATTTTTTATTATACACGGCTGGTAACCATGTTCTTCCACCACCTTCATATTCATAATGTTTCCATATAGGGGCTATGATTTTTTTACAAAATTCGTTAATAGCACGGCCACATCTAAGCCCCTGCTCTAATTCTTCATAGGGATGAGCTGCAGCTTCATGAAACCATTCAGCATCTGACCCCGCATACTCATGAATTGTTTGATCAGGGTCTCCAACTAAATAAAAATGGCCATCTTTTACATGTTTAGCTATTGTTTTAAGGGCTCGGAGCTGAGGAACGTTAGAGTCTTGAGCCTCATCCACTATTAAAACTTCAATATCAGATTCTTTAGTTAAAGAATTAAATTCATCAATCATATCCGCAAAATCCTGTAATCTATTTTCCTTATCATTCTTATAATCTTTATACGCTTTGTTTAATTTCTTTATATTTTCAATATTATATTTTACTTTTAATAAATCTTTTTTATCTGTATCAGCATGGTTCCAATGTTTATCTAAATCTCTTCCATTACCTCGAGCTTCTTTAATAAATTTAAGAACAGGATGTTTTTCAACGTCTCTTTCTTTACTTTGACGAAATCCTCTTCCATCTTCCGTTATACATAAACCTTTTAAATCTTCATTTGAAAACAAGGTTTTATTTCCCATAAGTTTATTCTTACAATAATGGTGAATTGTGCATATACGATCCTTAAAAAACTTTCTTCTGTATCCTTTTTCTTTTACTTCTTTAAGTTTCATTATCGCATCTAAGATTTGTCCAACTGCTACGTTTGTATGGGAAAGTAAAACTATTTTTTCTGGATTATACTTAGGAAAACATTCTTTATATAGTTTAATTATCCGCTTATGTGTTTTTCCTGTTCCTGGTGGTCCAACAATAAATCTAGCTTCCATCTGTTATCCTTTCTGTTTCTTTGACTTCTTCATATTCTCCATCGATGACAAGATCCTCTTTTGGTAAATCATAATTTTCTATTCTCCAAGAAACACAGGATTTACCCTTAACTTTTCCATGATTATTTTTAGCTTTTAATATTTTTTGTATGTTCATAACAAGATCTACTCTTTTAAGCTTTATTCTTTTTTCCATTAAAAAATCTTCGAAGGAGTCCAGGTTAAACTCTAGAGATTTTTTTGTCGTATTGAAATGTGGACGTTTGTATTCAAGTAAATTAGTTTTATCTGAAAAAGCCTGTTCTTTTTTAATATATTGAGTAAAGTATTTTATGAAGACAAAATCTTCATTAGCTTCTTCTACGTAATCTTCTGATTGAATTCTGTTATTAAATTTTTGCATCATAATTCTTTCAAACTCTGGACCTTTCATTTTAGGAATCCAGACCGATGCTTGTTTAATAACCTCATCATAAAATGCTTTTTGATTCATGAGTGTTGGCCCATCTACTCTAATTTTCTTTTCTTTTAGAACACCATCAACAAACGCATTTACTTTAACTATATATCTATCATGACCATACTCAATAATGTCTCCAACTGCTTCTTGTGCAATTTCTTTACCTGCTGCATATTCTACTCCAACCCAGCTAAATAATTCTGCAACAGTTCGTGTAGAACATCCGATTATCTCAGCAAGTTTTGGTAGACCAAGATTTCTATTCGCTTTTTTTCCACTGGAGCCCTTTGATTTTCTTTTCTCTGCTTCATTATCATCAGATTCGAGAGCTAAATTATGAATAAATTCATTGATTTCCTCTTCACTCCATTTGGTATGTTTAAGTAGGACGCCTGCAATTGCAGCACAATAATTGTCTCGTTGTCCTTGGGAAGCATAAAGAATACATAATGCGGTCGATAGGGCGACTTTTCTTAAATCAATATTTAAATTACCTGGATATTCATTGATGC